GCCAATTTAATCCTCCTAGGATCTAGTCTTAATTATTATAACATATAGGTATTATCTACACAAATGAGAAACCCCCAGTTTCCTGGGGGTTTTCATTAATAAATTAAATTTATTATGCTACTAGTACACGGTCAATAATCTTGCCGTATTCTGAGCCAGTGTAGTTAGCATCTGGTAGAAGACGGAATGTTACTGGGAATGTGGTTGGAGTAGTACGTGCAAGAGAGTGCTGTGACTGTTGTACAGACAAAACACGACGTGCATAATATACACGCTCTGACGCTGTTGATCCCGCTGTTGGAGCTTGTCCAATTGCGATTAATTGACGCTCTGTTGGAGCGGCTCCTAGGGAACCTGCTGCAATCTTGAGTGTATCAACCTTAGTTGCTCCAGTTCCTGTTGTTGAAAGTGAATCTGCTGATTGTCCGAATACTGTTACAATGTTTTCCAAAGTACCTTCTGACATTTCTGTTGCAATCATAACTTCCATTGCAGACTTGAACAGCTTAGCTGTATCAAGTAACTGGTCAACGGTTACTGAATCATATGTTGGGTTGTATGTAATTTGAAGACCATTGTTAGTAAAACCAACGTTACGGTATCCAAATAATCCTGCTGTTTGGTTTACGCCATTAAGCGTAGTTGCGTATGAAACTCCAGATGCAAAGGCTGGAACTCCTACTGTTGTTGCGCCTGCTGTAACAGCGACGCCTGCTTCTGCGTTAGCGATATAATCTGAATCGTTAATGTCAACGTTCGACAAGAACAATGGAGATGCGCCAACTAGAATATTTTTAGCATTACCTACGGATTGTGCCATAGTTATTTTCCTCCTATTTATAAAAATATATATATATTGTTGTAAATCATTAAATCTTGGCTGGCTAGGCCCTTCCCTCTATGTATAATAATAGAGTATAATGCGCCCAAAGGCAAATTAAAGGAATCTGCCAGCAGTGTCTAGGTGTCTTGCGTATTTGACCTCAAGTATCACATCTGAGGATAAGAACCCTGCTAATTCTTCAGATGGGGCTGTTGGAGAAATGTCGGCAACAAATATGCTAAAGAATTTAAACTTCCGAGATATGCCAGAATAAGCATTTGCATCCTTTGCCGAATCATCCATTCTCCTGAATAGGTCTGTCATTAAGTTTCTAATCTCATTGATCTCTGAAACATCTGTTGAATATATAGTAAACAAAATCTGCTCACAGCATATAGCCCAGTTGTCCTCATATGATAGGCCTATCTTGTCATAGACTATGTGCTTCTTCCCGCTCAAAAATTGATTCATTTCTGGAGATTGCTGGACGGGAATAATTGGAACAATTTCTTGTCCAATATTATCTGAATAATAATCGGTGGCAGTAAAAATACTATTAGACTTTAATTGAGCCCAAAGGTACTTTCTTAAATCAAGCATTATGTCTGCTTTATAATCTACAGTCATTATATCCCCCCAAATGCTGAGGCAATTGCTGACTCAGCTTGCATGTTTAGTGTATTAGCAGAAAAAGAATATTTAACTTTTCTTACTTCCGAAGGAAGTCTCATTGCTTTAGTTAATGATGAATTAAATATTTGTTGAAATCCAGATCTTTTAATTGACAGGTTTACCAGATTGCCAGTAAAGAATCTTGCATATGCAATTTGAAACCTTCCTGTAGCTTTGCCTCCACCAGGCCTTGTAACGGTCACTGAGGCCCCTATAGGCATGTAGACTGTCCCAGTGCTAGTTTCAAATACTAAGCGCTTAGCAGCCCTTGGGCTAATTATTACAGGCATTCCAGCTTCCATCACAGAAGCTTTATTTTTAAACACATACTTTCTTTTGCCAAATGAGTTGGGGACTGGTGATTTAGACATTAAAAATGTTGATCCTAATTTAAAAGATAATCCATTTCTTTCCGTTATATTTAATTTAAATAGTCTGGATCCAGAATTACCAACTTTATTCCACTCATAAACATGGTGCAGGGATTGAGGATTTACTCTAGCTTGTGCATCTATATACAAACCAAAATCCTGTTGAAGCTGTTTAAAAATAACAGACTGAAATCTAGCTTGAAATTGTTTGTTTGTTGTTATTTTGGAAACTACCTCAGCTTGATAGTATATTGCTGCAGATATTTGTGCTACTGTACTATCTTTTAAAATGGCACCTTTAGTTCCCACCATAGTTTTTTGTAATCCGCTGGCGGCTGTAACTAGTAATGAGCTATTGTCCAATTATTTGATTTTCCGATCTCTTCACAGCAGAGTTATATGCAATTACGCCGCCAAATGGGTCTGTGATTGGAGTGGTTCCCATTAGCTCATAAACCGTAGGCGTGTTAGTAGGAAAATTTAATTCTTCCCAGATAACAGTTCCTTCGGCATCTCTGATATTTGTAATCTTTTCTCGTAATGTTAATTTTTCTGATGTTCTAATTTCTAGGCTTTGATAGTTAGTATATTTATTAGAAATAATTTGTTTATCGCCAGACCTTGAAGAAGCAGAGTTAGTTATAATACCTTTTGCGCTGCAAGGCACTGTTCTATCAAACTGCCATTGTTTTTTTATTGAACCCGTATCTGGATCTTGTATATCAAATTGTTTATATATATCAGCAAACAAAGGCATGATAGAGTCGGCAAGATCATACATTAGATAACAACCATTTGATTGATAACATATGGAAGAAGTAGTTGATCTGCGTATAGATTACCAGTTCCTGAATATGTACCAGAATTATACTCGAACTCCCAGTCAAATGTTTTAATATTTTTAATATATTTATTGCGCCAAATTTTATCTTTTGAAAAATAATCTTTCATTAATTCAATGCATGCAAGATCAATTTCATCTGGAATGTCTTTCCATCCAAATTTTCCTTGAACGCGGTATGTCGATCTTGTATTAAAAGATCCATTCCATGTATCATTAATTGTTGGGGGAACCATGCCATTTGCCGTATAAACAGTATTATCTAACATGTTAGCTCTATTAACTCTTATCCCAAATCCGCTTTCCGAAATAATTGTATTATAGTTCCAGTTGTTTATTGAATTAATTGTATCTAAAAGGAGTATATCGTTTTGATATAATTTATATAAAGTTGTTATTTTATATGGGAGGGGTAAAACATCAGAGCCTGAGCCATAAGCAATTTGAATATCGTCATATAAAAAAAATTGCTGCTTTGTATATGCCTCAATAAGTTTTCTTGCATACTTCTCAGCATTACATAATTCAGCATATGATTTAGAATTAGGATCTGAATAATCAGACCCCAACCCTAAAGAATCAATTACCTGTGTCATATCCGTATATGGTGTCTGCACAAATATTTTATTATCTTTTTGTGTAGATACTCCGCCTACTGTATATGTCCAGCTTAATTTTAATTGTCTTTGTCTATCTGTATAGGTTAAAGGAATATATACAATATATGTTCCAGCATCTGCTTCTGATTTGACAGGCGTTAACGTTGCAAGTATCGTAGCAGGATTAATTGCTGGAGATATTGCTGGATCTTCTGTAATATCATACAATCGAACAGTTGGAAGGCTATCTGAATCAGTTAGCTGCCCCTGCCAAAACACTTTATGTGTTACTGGTGAATTTGAACCTACTAGAATTTCCATTTAATAAAGGTTAAGCGTAGTACTCCTGAACTTCCTTTGGAGTTGCTAAGCGGAAACCCTCCTCCTTGTCAAAAATTTCTTGAGCGTCTTCTGATGTCATTGCGACAAAAGGATGCTCTTTTGTAAATGTATAGTTAAGAATATCATATCTGTGATTCTCTCTAGTCATTCTGACTAGCATTGTATTTTCTGGCTGAGCATCAGGATTAAATCTTGGAAGAATTTCTTCTGCCTCTTCGCTGAATTCATCTGCCGCCTTCTCAATATCCTTAATAGTCTTTTGATAAACAGACCAAGTTACTCCCTCTTCGGCAAGAGCGGCAACAATATCGGTCTTATTCTTTAATCCATCAGTATCAACTGCAAAGTCCTCTGCAACTTTTCTGAGTTCTGCTACTTTCAATGTCTCGAATGACATATATTCTCCTTTGTTAGGTTCTTCAATTATAGCATTGTTAAATTAAAATGAAAAGCCCCTAAAATTAATTAGGGGCCTTTCGGGGGTTATTTCTTAATTAATTAAGAAGCAACCTTAACGTTCTTTACGACAACCCAAGCATCTGCTTGTTCGATCTGGACGCCAACACGAGTATACATTGTGTACTCGATTGAGTCCTTACGTGGCCAGAAGAAACGGTAAACAGTTACATCACGCTTGACACCAATAACTACGTTATTTGGGAATGACAAGTGGATATCTCCGTGTGAACCTGAAGCTCCTGATTGTGTACCAGTTTGTGTTTCATTAAGAAGTGGGACTTCAACAATCGGAATACCGAATGCGAATGGTGCCACATATCCTGCAGGTCCACCTAGTGGTGCGACTCCGCCGCGGATTACGCTTGAAGCGATATCCTGTGGGATTGTCTGATTTGTTCCAATGCTGTTAGCATATAGGAAATCCTGAATCAAGTTTGATCCAGCAAGGAAGCGAAGGTCTCCACGACGTTGCTTGTACTTACGTGGCATAGCCTTAAGTGCCTTGTTGAATACTTCACGAGATACGTTAGCGCCAGCTGCGTCTACGACACGACCTGATGCCTTTGCCTTCTTTACAACGCCATCAAATGACTTGTAAAGAGCGTCTGAAGAAAGTGATGTGTCACCGTTAAGAATAACATCTTCGATGTCATTTCCTGCCTGTGTTGCCATCAAACGTGCAATATGATCTTCTAGATCTGCACCTTCGATGTTATCTTCTAGAGACTCAGTTGAAAGCTCCCAATCCATGCGGAGTTTCTTTGTTGTTAGAGAAATCTTTGAGAAAGTTACGGCTGCGTTAGCACCGTCGTTATCTCCTTCAGTTGCAAGCTTCATAAGCTTCTCACCAACGGACATACGATCAATCTCGGCTGTGTCTGACTTCATACGAACTGTACGTGCGACTTTGCCAATTACGGTTGCGTCGAACATATAGTCAAGGAAGCGGGCAGACTGTTCTGGGTTTAGAAGACCACCATTGCCAGACTCGCTAGCTGTGTGTACTCCTGAACCACCTGAAGTTGAAGCAAATGTAGCTCTAGCTGTTGTGCTAGTTGCAATTGCTTTTTCTAATGTTTCATTGCTCATTTTTATACCTACCTTAGTTAAATATTTCGTTCACGGAACCGAGGAAAGAACCGTTCCATTTGGATTTTTTGATTGTTACCTCTTCTGATCGGCCAAGATCTGAAGACTTCTTAATTGCAGTCTCTGATTCTACTGCGTCGACACGCTTTTGTACACCATCAATCGTGCTCTTGATATCATTTACAGCACTTGAAAGTACTGTGTGTTGTTCTGCCAACTCTGAAATTCTAGCATCTACGCTTTTGCTGAAAGCTTCAACAGTCTCTTGGATTGTTGTTACCTGTGCTGCATTTGCTTCAGATGCCTTGTTTAGAGTTTCTGAGAAAAAGCCTTTTAGATCGCCTAACATCTTCGCAAAATCAGGTTCATCAACCTTATCTTCTGATACTTCGGCTGCTTTTTCCAGAGTCTCGGCAGGAACGTCTTCTACTACTGCATCTTCTGCAGGAGCCTCAACTGTTGCATCATCTGCAACAACTGCTGTCTCTTGAACGGCTACTTCAACTGCTGCATCTACTGCAACATCTTCAGCAACTACGTTTTCTGTGTTATCTGACATTTCATTACCTCCTTCTGCGTTTGCCTGTTTTGCAATTTTTTGTGAATCAGGCAACGTAAATCTTGAGTGCTTGTATGCATCAAGAATTTTATCAATCTCTTTTGCTTTGTTAACATCTGAACTCTCAACCCAACCAATTAGCTGTGCTGGCTTACCAGATACTGGTGAGTCATATGTTTTCTCTGTTGAGATAAAAACAGAGTTACTGTCTTCACAGTAAAAAATATTTTCGGTTACAACATCTACTGCTATACCTTTTGCAATGTATTGTCCATTTATTTTCTGGATAGAAAGAATGTTACATAGCTCATTTGCTGGAGAGTCTACAATTGACAACTCCATCAATTCATAGTCTTTAATAAATCTTACAGTTTTACCTGTAGCTTTATTAACTTCGTTATCTGACTCTTTAATCTTCCCGCCGATTGAGAATCCTGAAAGAGTTCCGTCTAGAACTTTCTCCCAGCTATCTTGTGCGCCTTTTGAAATGTATGCTGTTACATAAACGCCGTTATAAAATTCTTTGGTTGTTGGGTCATAGAAAGTTTCTGGTTTGAAAGAAACCATCTTGCCAACCGCAAGAGATCCGTGCATTTCACGAATGTTCCCACGAAAGCTTTCAAAGGCCTTTACGCTTGCTTCAGAAGTTACAACGTCACCAGTCTGGTCTACATTGTCAAGTGTTGCGAAACCAGAAACAGTTCTCTTTTCACGGTTAACTTTAGTGAAAGGAACAGACAAATTAATGTCATTGCCATGGCTAGTCCATAAAGACTTTTCAATATTCATATGCTTAATTTTAGCGACTTATAGATAAAAAGGCAAATAACAGTTGAGTGGGGTTAGTCAACCTGTCTGCCATCGCCTTTAGCATTTCTTCCCTCACCAGAAATATCTGGGGTAGTTGCTTGGCGATCTTGGGATCTTTGTCTGGTATTTCCAGCCACCGCTGTTTGCTCGGCTTTTGCTGGACCCTTTAATTCAATAACTTGATCTCCACCATCTAGCGGAATCATGCCTTTTCTAATTCGAACTTCATTTGGGGTAATTACCTGCATTCTTAAATATCTTTCATCAATTTTAGACTGAGTATCTTCATCAGTTAAAGTTAATTCATTAAATTTAAGTACTAGTGCATCTGTCTTTTCCTCAAATATTTTATTTATTTTTTTCTCTAAAATCATTTGGGCTGGACGGCAAACTTGCTCTTTAAATGTTTTATCGGCATCTCTTGCCACTGCCAAATTTACGCCTTCTGGAGTTCCAATTTTATTGATGGGAACACGGTGGGCTAATAGTATTTCATCTCTATTTGCTTTACGATAAACATTAAATGAAGATTCCTGTGGATTTGCCTCCACTGGCTCCATCTTAAATTCTGTCTTTGAGTCTGGGGTATCTCCTGGAAGTGGGATATATAGAGATCTGTGATTCTTTCCCTTTAATCCAACCTGAAAAAACTCAAGTAATTTTCTTTCTGATTCTGGAGAAAGCTTGGCCCCCTTTACTGTAATAATATATCTTGGGACCGCTTTATTTTCAAAGTAATCTAAGTTATATCTACCAGATAGTTCATTACCCGCCAAAGAAACCTGAGCGGCAATAATATCTGCAATTCCATAATAGTTATTCATTGGTGTATATTTCTTTAAATGAATGATTTCATTTGGGCGGTCTTCTTGACCAGCAATTGGATTTTCTGTTTCTGTGTCTCCAAAGTTACTAAAATAAACTGCCTTGCCGTACAGCAATTGAACATAGCCATCTCTTAATCTACGTACACGCATTGTTTTTGCGGGGACATGACCAATGTATCCAATGTTTCCAGCAGTTGTTCGACCTATTTCAATATAACCATTTCCAGTTGCTTCGTAATCTGTAAAAACTTTAATCAAAGTTTGAGTAAATGTATCTTCGTCATTTGTTGTATCAAGCCATGCGTGTATATCTTGTCGCAACTTGCTTATTTTTCTACGTGCTCTTTCAAGGGATTTATCATCTGAAAGCATGTCAAGAGCATCATTTGTTTTCTTTGTTTCTACAAAATCATAGCCAAGTCCAACGATGTTGGAAACTTTTGCATTAATTGCTGCATAGTTATATGTTGATGTTTCATATACTATTGAAAGATATTCAAGGTTATATGGTGGCTCTATTAAATCGAACATAGCATAGCCTGTAATAGCTTGTGCTAGTAGGTTTTGCTGTGTTCCCGTTCCCTCTACGCCAGTAAATGATTTAGAAAACTCTCTGCTAATCTTACGTTTAAATGAAGAACCAAGTCCTCTAACTTTTTTTAATTCATCCACTCCAACTGCAAATGGATCATTGCTTGTCTCATTCTTTTTTAAAGAGAACCAATCTGCTGTGTTTGAAATATTAATTATGTTTTCAGAACTCTCATCATCAATAAATTCTACGCTCATCTAATACCCCTTAATTTTTTCATATCGTCTTTATAGCTTCCAATATCTAACGGATCTGGAACTAATCCCCAGTCAAGTCTTTGCTTTTGGTGTTCAAATTCTTCATCATCAATTTTCCTTCTAGCGGAAAGAAATTTAGGCCCGCCCTCATATATGCCGAATGAGCGAACTTCTCTAGCCAAAGCATCGATTCTGGATCTATTTCCTTTTTTGGACGTGACTGAAAGAAAGTTCCCATCATCATCCCCAATCCATCTGCCATCTGGCATCTCCCAAACATATATTCCGAGAGTGGACTCTTCCGCAAGTACCTTGGTGTTTATACGATTAATGTCCATAGTAATTTATTCTACCATTATTTCCTACACAAGTCCAGCTTTTTGTCATCATTTATGACAGAATTAAATACTTTGTAACACTATCCAGTCATTATTATATGCTTTAAAAGGTTTTTCTGTCAAAGATATGGACGGGTCTGAAATAGAAACAAAAGCTTTTCCTATGTATAGCCCGTAATGACTTGTTATTGATTGTTGAGTTAAATATCCTGGGTATACAGCAATATTATTATACAAAGAAGTTGGCCCTCCAGATACTAGATAGTTAAACTGAATATTGCCTAAAATGGGTGTAGTAAAATTAATTACAATATGATGAATTTCTTCTTCTACTAAAAATGAGCTTATATTAGTTGCAGATGTTCTATCTACCCCATTTACATAAATTGATAAAATGTTTGCCTTTGAAACCGTTCCTGAGCCATTCCAGGCGTACTTTGTTTCTGGCAACCCAGAACCTGCTGGTAGGTAGATTAGGGTGTTAGAGGCGATTGTAGAGGGTGTGAATAGCATCTCTACAGCACTGACAGAAGATGTAGCGGCTAGGTTGAATCCAAAGCCAGCCTTGGTTCTAATTCCATTATCATAATGTCTTGAGAGAACTGGATAGTTTAAAGATCCAATATAGTATTCAGTTGGAGATGATATTTTATATCCAAAATTATCTGCATAAATGTCTTTATTTGTATAAAAACTTACCGCAAAATAAGCAAGCCTTGGTAGGTATTTACTAGCATCTGAAGTTGTTATTGTTATCTTTAAATAAACTAATCCTGTTGAACTAAATGCATCTTTTGTATATTGAGGTAGTGGTTGTCCATTTGAACAGTTCTGCCAATTTGTTCCGTCTAAACTTGATTGAACTGTAATTCCTAAATCATTTCTCCATTCAACTTTTGAAGTTACATAAGGAATACCGCTTGGAACCATAAAAAAATCTTGCATAATAAATGTTTTAGAAATAGAGGTATCTGTTTTATAAAATGAAATGTATCCCGCTGCCTCATCATAATAAGTATTTGCATCAAGGAACTCTGTCCACTTTCTATTTATTGGATAGGAGTATTGAAATTGTGCTCTAATAGAAGCATCTGTTCCAGAAAAAAGAATACCTTGATCTGGTGCTACAATTTGTATTGCAGAAGAAGAAACACTTCCTGCGTTAAAATGGCTTAATATTGATTGTGGTGAAATAGCATATCTATATATAGCTGGAGCATCTAATATAAATGTATCTGATGATATTGATGTTGGGCCAGATGTAAAAGAAATTGATGTATTTGTAAATTTAAATTTTGAATTTAAAGCTTTTGTAGCAACTAATCTTGAATCAACATATAATGAAATTGAAGATATAGAATAAATTCCTACAATATGCATTGACCTTTTTGAATAAGTTACAGGATATCTAACTTCATCATCTTGAGATACATTAAATACAATATCCCCATTTTCCCAATATAAACCAATTTTATTAGAATTGTCTGCAAATAATATTGTGTTTGTAGTAGACTCAATTGATTGATTAATCCAACATTCTAAGCTAAAATCATTATCGGAAGAGTATTTTGTAGCCATGCCTACAGTTGATGTATTTGTGTAGTAATTATTAGTTATTGGAAAAGTTATATAAGCTGAATTTGTAATTTTTGTTCCTGAGCCGCCGCCTGGGACTAAAGGTAAAATATTTGTAGCAGGAGAACCAGTGTAAGATCCATTGTTATTACATCCAGAATAATCTAATGCGGTAGTGCCAGAAAACTCATCTAAAGCCCAAAAACCGATAGGATGATCTTTAATTACTTTAAGTTGGTAGCTCATATTATTATTATATACTATCCTCTATCTGGCTTTACATCCCAAGTAGCGTAATGTTCTTTCCAGTTATCCGTCCCATAAAAGTCCATCTGAGATGAAATAAAATCATCACCTTCTGGTAATCTTTTTTGAGTCCGTGTTCCAGAAATACCATACCATCTAACGAGGGGGGAACTACAAGTATCACAGGTATAACCTGGATCTTCTTCTTTAATACTTCTAAAATGAGTATACTGAACTTTACACTCTTGGCATTCATATTGATATGATGGCATTTTTATCCTGACTGTCTATATCTATTATATCAATTATATACTGATATGTCTACGATGTTACCATTTGCCTAGAGGGCATTTGATACCGTCTAATTTTGTCTTTAAATCCATAAAGCACATACATTCTTTGCATTGATGGGTAATCTTAATTATTCTATCACAAGATAGACAGATACTCATTCTTTTATCTTGCTCTTCTTTTGATACAAACATTATGATTTAGTACTTAATAATTGCATAACCCGAAGATCCATTTCCGCCACCACGATGACCTCCCTGACATGAAGCTCCTCCGCCTCCGCCATTTCCATTTCCAGATGCATGATTTCCAGGCGTAAAATTTCCAGTTGCTGCGGGGCCTTCACCATATGTTGAAATATTTTCTATATTTTTAAGACCATTGCTTCCACCTGTGCCTGAAGTATCTCCAGTTCCATTTTGTCCTATAAGATTTTTAATAATAGTTGTTGCTCCTGTTGTTACATTTGCAAGTGCGATTCCATTTCCTTGAGAATAAGACCCTTCGCTTCTTTGTGTTCCTCCAGAACCACCTGATGCTACTAGCGTACCAAAAGTAGTGTTTCCTCCTTTTCCACTAATTGCATTTGCTGCGTTATTACATACTGTTTGCCCTGGACCAAATGATCCAACGGTTAATGAATACGATCCAGCAGATACTGGATAAATTGCCTTCAAGTATGATCCCCCAGCTCCACCATATGCCCATTCACCATTTCCAGTAGATCCGCCGCCGCCAGCACCAAGTAGCGTAAGTTCTACATTTGTTGTTCCAACAGGTATAGAAATTGAATAAGTGCCAGCGGTTGAATATGCAGTTGTTGTTGGTGGATTAATTGTTAAACTAAATGATCTATCTACAGTAAGCGTTTCATCTGAAACTCTTACCGTAAAATTTGATGTTGTTGCTGTTCCGACCTCTGCAGCAGATCCAGAAATTAATCCACTAGAGGATAGTGCTAATCCGCTTGGTAGTGATCCAGAGAGTATTGAGTAGCTTAATGTATTTCCCAAGCCTACCGCTACTAATTGATTAGAATAACCCTGGGAGCTTCCATAGCCAATTACACCAAGTGATCCACTTGGGGTTGACCAAGTAAGTATGCTATTGATTGTAATATTAAATGATCTTGAAATTGTAGTATTTGCAGAATCAGTAACTGAAACTGTAAATGAATAAGTTGCATTTTGTGCTAAAGATGGTGCTGTTCCAGAAATTGCCCCAGTTGAGGTATTTAATGAGAGTCCACTTGGCAGAGATCCAGTTGTAATTGCAAATGTCAGCGAATTGCTTTCTGGATCTGTTGCTAGTGCTGAAATTGATACAGATGTTCCTTCATTAAATGATCCCAAAGATCCTGAAGAATATTGCCATACTGGGGATTGATTAATATACAATGAGTCTGGAATTAAACCAAATAGGTTAGAAGGGTTTGTTACTTTAATGTCAAACGGTTCATACGCTGCATTTAGTCCAGTAAAAACTGCAGTTAATTGTACTAATGAATTATATGTAGTTGTAGTTGCTTGTACCTCAACCCCATTTGTTCCAATTGCTGAAGCAATTGCACCATTTACAAAATTGGTGCCAGATATGACTATGCTTGCTGATCCAGCGGATTCGTTATATGTCCCTGAAATGCTTGCAACCCCTGGAGTTTCTTGAACAATGTTCTGCCAACCTGAAGCCTGTGTATATAATTCTAGTCTAGAAGTTTCACCATTTGAGTACAATTGTCCATATCCTGGATTAGCAGGACGACCTGCATTTAAACCAAACGGAATTCCTGAACCTGATGATTTCTTAATAGCCATTATATAAAACTCCATCCTAGCGTTGTGCCTGTATAAATTAGTGTAGTTACTGATTGATTTACATCAATTATAGCATCTTCTGTTAAACCATTGATCTTATTCCCATTACGGGATAAGGTAATATTATTTGTTTCCGCCGATCCTGTTGCATCAAATATAATAATTTCTTGCCCAAGTGTTGGGCTTGCAGGAAGTGTTAATGTTCTTGCTGCTGTTGTATCAACAAAATATCTGCGTCCCGCAACTAATGTTGTGTTAGCAGAGATTGCAAGATTTACTTCTTGCTTATATGAAAGAAGGGAGGCAGATAAAGCAGCTGTGCTTACATAGTCTCCAGGAAGAGCAGCTTGTACTCCAACATATTGCCATGTTGTTCCATCCCATACTTTAATTACTTTAGCCATTAGAATGTCACCGTTCCTGAACCTGCTGTAAATTTATAAACCTTATATCCTGATCGTGTTGTTGTATCAAGAGTGTAAGTAAGTGTTCCAGGTATTGTTGTAATGTTTGGATTTGTATTAGGGTAAGCAATTATTACAACTCCAGAACCCCCACTTGAACCAGTTGCAGAACTGCCTGCTCCGCCGCCTCCG